CGTAATGTTGCCAGCCGCTGTGTTACCTCTTAGGTCATCTACTTTAAGTATGCTTGCCATTATGCGAGGTCTCCGTGTACTAAACCGTGGCCTAATTCTGGGTCAGATTTATTGTTGTTAGAGTATGTAAAACAAATACCAGCAACGCTTGATGATGGACAAAAGCCGCCTCCGGCTCTTTGCCCTGCGTTATGACTTGTTACAGAATCACACCCAGAACCAAAAACAGCATAGTTTGAATCAGACATAGAATTTGATAAATTTATTCGGCAGTCACCTGTACCATTATCTGTCAGTGAACTTGCACCAAACGTATCTCTAGTAGAAAAACTAGAATACATAACAAAACTAGCCCAAGCCTTTGCAGCTTGTTGTTTAGTCAGAGTAGCAGGGCTAGTACCATCCTTTGCCGCAATAGTATCTACATTCAGTACACTGGTCATACGATACTCCAATAACCGTTAACAGTGACGGTTGCGTTCTGTGTGATTGGCCCAGCCGATACGCCATTCTCATCTGCATCTATTGTAATGTCAGCAGAGATAGTCTGACCATTCAAACGGATTATTGAGTTGTTTCCCTTGAACGGGTAGCGTGTATCTGATTCAGTTTTGGTATAGCTGTTAGCAATGGAGAATGTATCGTAGGCTACCATCTCAACGATGTCATTCAAAGATGCAGCAGTGACCAGCACAACGCTAGTGCCTGTCGTGGCAGCATAGTCCGTACCCGGCTTGAGTAGCACACCATTCTGATACACGTCTAAGTACAAGCTATCCTGATAGGTTAGTGTCTTACTGTCTGCGTCACTACCACTGAACGTAGTCTGACCAGCAGTTGCTTGATAGACGAAGCGGTTGCGAACACCGAACTCTGGGGATTTACCTATGTAGGGCATTACGCTAAATCTCCTGTAAGGATGCCGGACACATCATCCGGTTCAGCATTAGATGTTATCCTTGGATAATAAGAGCGATAATAACATTCTGTGGTTGTTTCAAAACTGCCAAAAATAGACATTACAGCTTCAAGTTCATCGCTTGTTAAAACACAAGTCCATTTGTTGCTGTCCATAGTGTTTGTAAATGTAACTTGAGAATATCCTGTGGAATCTGTGAATGAACTTACATTATAGCTATCATCAATGACGCCATTGTTACTGTCTAAATGCCACCACACTTTGTTCAATCCACTCAGCACGTTAATGCTGGCAGAGCCTTTAGTAATAGCGCTGCTTGTATCTACACCGCCTGCACCTGTGACAGTGCCAGTAAATGCAAATGTATCTGCAAGGTTAATACCGTCTGCTTGTGTTTTGGTTAGTGCCATCTATTTACTCCACAAAAGGGGGATGACCCCTACGCTTATGCGTAAGGGCTATCACCAAGTACGTCTGTATCCCAAGCCGCTTTCAAAGCTGCAATGTCAGATGCAGATGAAATGGCTGATGCTGCTGGGGCATCACGTAGGGCGGTCTTCTTTGTTACAGAAGCTGTTTTGGCAGATGCGTCATCATCTTCCATAGCTTTCATGTATACCACGTCTTCCGCTTCCAGCAGTGGCTTGCGAACTTCACGGATTTTGTCCTTGAAGATTTCTTTTGCTTTGGTCAGGTCTTCACTGATTACAGTGCCAGAAAGCGACCACGCTCCCCGGAAGTCACGGTTGGCAGGAACAGTAGCGGTTGAGGCATCAATCTGATTACCGTCCTTGTCAACAATGTATGTTGTTACAGCCATGATTAACTCCTTATGCTGCTTCTAAGTTAAGTTCGTCAGAAATGCGCCATGCGTTGCGCCACTCACGAGTTGCTGGCAACTGTTCCTTACGGCAGATTACCATCTTCGGGCGGTTGCCCTCATCCCACGTCTGCCACACAGACTGAGGAACGTCCTTCTTAATTAAGTATTCAATCGCTTCTTCTTCTGTCATAGCCTCTACAGGCTCAGTCTCATGCAACAGATAACCACGAGTGTGTTTTTTAAAGTCTGGCTGGGCTTCATCCTTGGCTAGTTCCCAGTACACCCACACAGGCGGCAGGATACCGCCTTGCATCGCTGCTGCCATCCAGTTAGGGTCAGGCACAAGTATCTTAGCGCACTCATCAATGCTGTCCTCGTAAACAACACGGTAGTCTGACTGATAGCCTTCTAGGTTTTCTTTAGCCCAACCCAGTCTATCCCATAAGTGTGTGCCTTGAAATTCTGGTGTTTGCATTATGCTAGGTCTCCTGTAACCGAACCCCAATTCCCCGTATAATCGTAATTGGTTCTATTTTGATTTGCGTCCAAATACACAACGTCAACCCTGATAGATGAAGTCAACAAATATGAGGCCAAACCACCAGTTGCATTTTTAAGCGTCCACTGTATTAGTGCGCTGTTTCCACCTGTGTTGTAGTATCCTTGACCAACAGAAAAATAGTTAACGTTCCCCATTGAACTTGTGTAACTATGCGTAAAGTCACCAGTGCCATTATCTGTGAGACTACTTTGGTTGTGGCTGTCATTTGTTGCTGGTGTTCCAGTACCATTAAAGTTCACCCAAAACTTTGCTGTGCCATTTACAACATGGCTGGTAGCAATATCAGCACCAGCACCTGTTTCCAAAGTGTCTGCTACAATTTTTCCAGCCATTATGCCAAGTCTCCTGCGTGATTTATGTAACAGGGTATAGGGTCATATTCTCCACCATTTGATGAAGAGCTTGCACCATAAACCGCAACGGTTCTTAATTGAGATGATGATTGCAAAGTAATTGAATTATCACTTTCTATCCTTATACACAGATTAAAAGAACCTCTGCCATTGTTATGCTCTGTAAAACTACTGGTTACGGCAGTATAATTAGAACTTCCAAAGTTGTTAGTATAAGCAGAAGTGTAATCACCCGTCTGATTATCTGTAACGCTAGTGTAGTTTAGCGAATCCTGAACCGCAAGAGTATCTCTACCATTAAAGTTTACCCACGCTTTAATTACGCCCTGTTGCAGTTGCATTGTTGCCGCACCGCCCTCAGAGGTAATCGTCACATTTCCAGCCGCAGTCTTGCCCGTGAGTTTGTTTGTAATAATCTCACTCATGCTAGGTCTCCAATAACTGACTCACCATATTCAGTATCGGCTGAACTTCCACTAGTATCTCTTGCAACTATTGTTATAGTGCTTGTTGTTGGCAAGGCTATACCCGAATCCGTAGCCATTTGAGGAACTCCGTTTCTAAAACTTGCAATGGTTGGAACTTGAAGAGTGTTCGCAAAAGCGTTTATAAACGTGATTGTTGAACTTCCAGTGCTGTTGTCAGTTAGAGAAGTTGTATTGACAGAGTTATCAATCGCATTGTCTGTTTTATGGTCAACATTAGCCCATTGTTTAGCCGTGTATTGGTTGGTTAGTGTAGCTACACCGCCACTGGTGTTCTGAATTGTATCTGCTTTTAAGGTACTCATAGCGTCACCAATGTACCACCAG